TCACTGAGCAGTTTTAGGCCGCGATTCGACGCGAGCCAAGGCTACCTTGCGGCTCGCCTCCAGACCGTCGCCACGAGCGTAGCGGCGTGTCATTGTCGTCGTGGTGTGGGTCGCCAGATCGCGTGCTGCATCCAACGAGCCCGTCGCCTCGATCGTCTCAGAGACCGCACCTGCGCGCGAATCCATCGACCAGACCGTAGAGGAGACGCCGGCCGCGTTGCGGACCTTCTTGAACTTCTCGGTGTAGCGGTTTTCCCAGTATGGCTTTCCAGAGTCCTCGTCGATGACGACTGGGCCGATATCGGGAATGCGGTAGGCTTGTAGCGCCGCAGCGACCAAAGGGTAGGTGCTGAGATCTCGCGAAACCGGTGCGCCGGTTTTGCTAGTTTTGAGCGTTAGGATCATGTCCTTCGATATGTCCTTAGCCATCAATCCTGACCAGCGGAAGCTTCCGCCTCCTGGAACTGGCGCCCACTCGCCGATGACGTCGATGCGGCGCAACGCTGTTTCGAATTTGAGCGCCTCGACGAAGCCAATTGACGGGCATTCCATCTCGATGCTCTTCGCCACGATCGCGAAGCATTGCTCGTAAGTCATGGCGACCGTGCGTGGCGCCGGCTGCTCGAACCGCATGTCCGAAAGGATGTCACGCGCCTGTGCGCATCCGATCAGGCGCTCGCCAGCTCCGTAGGAGATCACGACCCGCAACAGCTTGATCGCTCCCGACGCGCGGCGATGGCCCTTTTTCTTCCATCCAGCAAACCACTTTTTAAAGTCGGAGGACCGAAGGGCATCGATCCGACGCGCGCCGACGTCAGCGACTAGGATGCGAAGGCTAGGCTCGTAATCCCGAATTCGCGTCGAGTGCTTCACGCTGTGCAGGCTGCTGGTCTTGTCGTGCCGATAGCAGGCGACGAGGCTGGCGATTGTGCAGTCGTAGGTCGGCGGTGATCCGAGTTTGACCAGCTCGTCACGCAGTTCCGCAGTCAGCCGTTGGCATTCGGCGGCTATTTGCTCTTCTGTCAGGCCATCTCCGAGTCGAATGGTCGATAACGCCGATGGCGCTCCCTTCACGGCTCGTTTTGGCGACCAGTAATGAACGGTCGAACCGTCCTTATTTGCCCGGCACTGGTAGCCGGGTCTGTCAGTCCTCATCGAAAACATCCTTTCCGTCAGGGGGGAAGATCCCCTGAAGGGAGAGGGGCGCCAACTTTGCTGAGTCGTCAACGGGAACGAATTTTGCCTCGTGCGTCCGCAGGTCAAATGTCATACCAAAGCCTTGGTTCTGCGCGGCCTTGAGAAGGCGTTCCACGTCTGCCTGTCTGAAGCTTGCCCGGCTCATGTTTTGCCCCGGTCCCTTGCTCTATCGTCCTTCGTCATCCCAGTTAGCACTAGGTAAATCCCTATTAGGGTGTTCTTGTCGGACTTTGGTGTTACCTTCAAAACCCACATCATCAACACGCATGCGGCTGCCCGCCGAAGTGCAAGCCACATCGCATCCCATGCTTCACCTGTGCTCATTGTTCGACCTCGGTTGGGGTGATGGGGGAGCGGTAGCAAGAACTTCACGGGCGATCTCACGGCACTCGCACCTTGGGTCATCCTTGTAGCCGCCTGTTCTATGGCAGCACACACTATTGATATAGCCGGTTAGGATATGAGCTATCCGATCAATATCAGCTTCCACATTCGGTTGCGGCGATGGGGTCTGCCGTTTCCATTGGCCACGGTCGATACCGACTTCGTACATCGGTCGCCCATCAACCACGGCGACAAATCGATGAGGCACCGCGCCAGATACCCAAGACAGCGAAATCGGTTGGGGCGACGGGTTCTTTGTGTCAGTCATGCTGCCGTCCTCGGCTGGAAAATTGGCGCTGTTTCGATGAAGGCTTTCGCTTCGGGAAATCCGCACGCGGCGAGATATTCCATGCCCCAACCCTCCAGAAAGTCGCGACCGGTGAGCGACGAGCCGCCGAACGGCTTTGCTGCGCAAGCTTCGTGCATGCAGCGGGTGGCCTTGCCGACCACGCGCGCCATGAGCACGGCTTCGCCCTCAGCAATGATCTTCCGGCAGCACTGACAGCGGTGACTGTGTTTGCGTCGGATTGAGGAGTAGACAGCCGGCCAAAGAGGGGGAGGCATTTTCATACTTGGCCCTCCGTGGCAGCGAGGGCGGCATCAATAAGCTGCAGCTCTGGGTCGCTTGCTTCCATGACGTCGACAGGATCACATGAACCGCCGAACGAAATTATCCGGTCTCGGCCGATCTCCATCAAGTTCACATATGCGCGCCGGAACCGCCGCAAGCTTGCTTCGAGGCGAACAATCCGCATCTTGAGCTCGTGCTCGGTGTCGACTTCCTCGCAAATTGTTACGAAGTCAGCGACCTGCTCATCGGTCATGTGCCACCAAACTGCACCAAGCCCGCCGCACTCGTGGCAACCGCATCCTATGTCGGTCTGCAGCGCGGGGCTGTAATCGTACCTCTGCGTAGGGTGGCCGTCCTCGGTATCGTAGCAACCGGTGCATGGCTGCCAGTGGCCGCCGCTTTCCTTCATCTCCTCGACAATGCCCAGAAGCGCGGGATCAAGCGGGTGCACCTTCGGACGCCCTGCGCCCGTCGGAGCGTACAAGCGAATTAGGAACTCGGCGGATGGCTCGTTACGCAGAGCGGTGTAGGATCGGTTTGCGTAGCCGACCGGTAGGCTGTCGCACTCAATCGTACCTTGCGCCACCACATTCGGTTGCGGCGATGGGGTCTGCCGTTTCTCGTAATCNATTGGCCACGGTCGATACCGACTTCGTACATCGGTCGCCCATCAACCACGGCGACAAATCGATGAGGCACCGCGCCAGATACCCAAGACAGCGAAACTGCCTGGGGCGATGGGGTCTCATTCATGCCGCCGCGCTGATGGATCATCATGGCGAGATTGGCGACATCGACCGGATCTCGTTTCGCAACGTGCTCCTGCAGCATCGCCGAAAGGTCCGACATGCTGCAGCGAGCAGGATCGTCCCAGCCTGCGCGACCTTTGTTTCGCGCTGCTGCCAGCTTGGCCTTCATCGCGTTGGCAAAGCGATCGACGCAGACCTCATCGTTTCGTGCGTCCGACGCGAGCTGCATGGCGCTGAGGTCGCCATTCCAGATGAGTGGTCGCGGGATCGGTTCGCCGTCGACGAGCGGTGCCTCGTCCTCGTTGTAGAAGCATTCCCGTTCCGGTCCGCAGCATGCCGCGTGCATCATGCCGTCATCACTGAAGTAGACGGGGTCGCCAAGCTGCAGCGCCTGGCAGCAAACGTGGCAGGCTTCCGCCTCGTCGTCGCCTACTCGTTCGTCTGCCTGGGGTGAGAAGGTTGCCGAAAGGAATGGCGCAGCGGCACGGGCATAGCGGCGCGCCTCGTCGCGCTGCGTTGCCGCTTCGTCCTGATCCCATTTCAGCCTCGCGCTGCCCATCATTCCTTTGTGAGAAATTACGTCAAATATGGCCTTGGCAGCCGCTTCCGTTAGGTCAAGTGCCTCGGTCATGGCTAGATCCTCATCGGCATGACTACGCGCGTCATGTCCTTGTCGTCGTCCGAAAGCGTGAACGGAGCGCCAGGGCTGCTCGTGCCGAGTTTGATGTCGCCTTGGCACTGTTTGAGCATCTCGGCCATGTACCGGCTGTTGACGCCGATCGCCTGGAGATCGGTTGGCCACTGCGACGAGGTCGTGACCTTGGCTGTTCCGCTGTCGAGGTTCTTTGTCTCGATTGCAAGGCGCCCGCCGACGTCATGAAGCCGGATCGCGCTGCGATGCAGGCCGGAGATCGCCGTTGCCTGTCGGATTGCGCTAAGCATTTCCTCGCGCTTAATCGCAATCCAGTGATCTTGGTTGACCGGGATGACGCGAGCGATGTCGGGGAAATTACCGTCGATGAGCTTTGTCCGCATGGACAAGCCGGGCGCATGGACGTCGAGCAGAAGATGATTAATCTCGTTGCCCTTGCCGACGCTGAGGATTTCTACATCGGCGCCAGTGAAGAACTCGACGAGCACCTCGATCGTCTTGCGCGGGATGATATAGGAGAACGCCGTTGTCGCTTCGGTCTTGTCGTAGCGGCATCTGGCCAGACGGTGACCATCCGTTGCCGCAAAGTGCTTTCCCTCCGAGTTGGCCGTCCAATTCACCCCATTGAGGTAATAGCGGGTTTCCTCCTTGGAGATGCAGCAGGCGACCTTTTCGAGCATGACTGCGAGTTGGCCATTTGTGAAGCGTTCGATACGCTGCATCCGCTCCCCCTGAAGGAGGGGGAAATCAGCTGGGTCACACCCTGCGAGACTGTATTCGCAGTCGCCAGCGGTGATGCGGACAGCGTAATGCGTAGTCTCTGTCTCCTTAGCGACCAGAGATATCATCACAGGGGAAACCCCCGCAGCGGCCGCGATGTTGGCCAGCTCCTTCGCAACGATGCATATGGACCATTCGCCGGCGCCCTCGATCTCGTCGACCTCAATGCGAAGCTCAAGATCGAGGTCTGTCGCGACGATCGCAAGCCCTTTCGCGCTGTAACTCAAGCGCACCATGCTGAGAACTGGAATGGTGTTGCGAGGCTCGACGATAAGGGTCGCAGGCTTCAGGGCAGAGCGTAGCGCCTTGGCTTCCACGGTAACAAAGTTTATCGGCTCGTTTTGCGTGTTCATCGATTTGCTCCAATTTGGATTTGCCCCTGCTGGAGGCTCTTGTTGTAGATTTCGACCAGGACCTTCGCGACGCTCGCGGTCGCGTCGCCGCCGCCGATCTTGCGCAGCGTCTCCGCGTCGGCCGTTAGGATCTTCCGATCCTTGGCCGTCAGCTTGGAGACCATTCGCGCCTCGTCGATGTGCTTGCGATTGTTCCGGTAAAGCCGCGCCAGCGCCTGGATCATGACTGCGTGCAGGGCGCCTGCATCTTTCGGCCAAGCCGCGACGAGCGTTCTGCACGCCGAAATCACAGCGGCATCGCCGTAGGTCTTGATGGAGCGCTGCACAGCAGTCACAGCCGCAGTGCGGTTCGCTGCCGGCTTGATGCCGCGGCTCTCGATCACCTCGCACCCGGCCTCACCGAGAACGGTGCAGACGGCCATCATTTCGGGATCTCCGGCTTCAATGCCAGCGTGATACTTCTCAACCGTGCTGATGGCGGTTCGGTTCACGTTGACGCCAAGGAAGGCGCCCGCCTCGTCGCGAGGTTGGTCGAGCTCCACGATCGCCGCTGGCACTTGCTGGATTGCAGGATGCCGGCGTGCCGCTTCCACACGGTGCTGGCCATCGAAGCACGTGAACGTGCCGTCCGACTGACGAACCAGCATGACAGAACCGAAATGCGCCCAGGTAAAGTCGGCAAGGATTTGCGTGACGCGCTTCTCTTTCAGCTCGCGCTGATAGCTTTCGTCGATACGGATTGCGGTCACCGGCACCCAAGCCAACTCAGGCTTCTCGCCGATCGCGGTGTTGATGGCAGGTTTTGGCTGTATCATCGACTTCTCTCCCAGGATTCGAAATCCCGCACGAGGTCGCGCCAGCGGCTGGCTGCGGCGGGGTCAGTGTTGAGGATGGCTCGGGAGGTGATCCGGAGCATGGAGTGAATGCGGGTGCGGATGCGCTCGTCGTCGGACACGTCGATGCCGTGACAGACGCTCAGAAAGGTTCGGAACTTCTGTTCACCGCAGCGCATGGCGCACTCGGCGGCGTAGTTTGCAGGTTTGGCCGGCTCGATCTCGGTGGGTCGCGGCGGCATGAAGCGCCTTGAGAGAGCGTCATACATGCGAAGCAGGAAACGGAGATCCTCCGGCGCGCTGAGCGCCATCTCACGGTTGTCGAGGTTCGCACCTTCCTCGATGCGGTAGACGCGTTCGCTGTCCGGACCGTCGGCGGCAGTTACGAAAGTGCCGGTTTCGTCTGCCGTCACCGTCCAGTCCGGCATGGCTGCGCCTACGCGGCGGCGTATCGCATCCATGCGTTTCTGGTTTGGGGAAGGCGGCGCGATCGTCATGTCAGATCTTTTTCCCTGACGATCTTCACCTTGTTGACGGGCTTGCCAGGGTGACTGATGGCGACGTGCTTGCGCGCCTCGGTAGGATCGCAGGCAGCGATATCAACGGGCGCGATGGTCTCGTCTTCGAAATGGACACGGAAGGGCAGCAGGGGCCGCGGCTCTGACTCACGCATGTGCAGCTATCTTCGTCGGCTCCGGCGCCGGCAGCAGAGCGGGGCGCGCGCGATAGGCGCGGCGCTGTTCTTCGAGGTCGAACCATTCCTCCTGGAGCTGTTCGCGATCGACGCCATGAGCTGCGGCGATCTCCCGAAACTCAGCATCGGGCGTGACGTAGCAGGCGAGCAGCGCGGCCTGCATGCGCGGGTCGAGCGTCTTCATACGCGAGCCTCCGCGCGCTCGGNCTCCCGAAACTCAGCATCGGGCGTGACGTAGCAGGCGAGCAGCGCGGCCTGCATGCGCGGGTCGAGCGTCTTCATACGCGAGCCTCCGCGCGCTCGGAAGCTGCGTGACGCGCCATGCCGGCGGTTGCCAGCGGTACGGCTCCCATCAGAGCGAGGAACAGGGCGCCGAGCAGCCCGGCGAGCATCAACCGGCATGGTGCACGACGATTGGACGGATGGTTGGTGCCCGTGATGTTGGGTAGAGTGATCATCAGCGAAAGCCTCCGGTGAAGAGCGCGATCAGTGCGACGGCTACGAGCACGATCACGGCAAGTGTCGCGAGGACCAGGGCAGCCTTGATGGCAGCTCGCATGCGGCGCTGGCGCCGCCGGCTGCAGGCAACCTCGGGGTGATAAACGGCATTGCCGCGTGTGGGAGAGCGAACGTCCATCAGCCAGCGCTCCGTAGATCCGGCGCGGATGCTTCGGCCATCAGGCGAACGGTTCGGATCTGCGAGCCGGCGCCACGCTTGCGGACATATTGGCGCGCAGCTTCGGCGTCCGGGGCCAGCACGTCGTGCACCTCTTTGCCGCGGCACGTGATGCGAAAATGCGAAAGGCGCTTGGCGGGCGCAGGTGTGCTTTTGCGAAACCGCAGCGCGGTCGCATTGTCAGGCAATCGGGACATGTTGGAGATCCTTCATCCGTTTCGGATGCCGCCCGCAGAGGTGCCGGCGGTCACCGAAAGCGGATCGTGGATCAGGCGGCGCGACGTTCGCTGTTGGCGAACAGGCGGGCGGCTTCGTTGGCGTGGGCTGTGACCTGTTCGTCGGNGGCGGTCACCGAAAGCGGATCGTGGATCAGGCGGCGCGACGTTCGCTGTTGGCGAACAGGCGGGCGGCTTCGTTGGCGTGGGCTGTGACCTGTTCGTCGGTCAGTCCAAGCTCTGACATGAGTTCGTTCTTCGTCAGGCTGCGGCCGGCTTCGCGCTGGGCGGTGGCCATTTCGGCTGCAACGTGGCGGGTCGTGACGGGATTGTAGGTATTCATGTTGCGCTCCATCGGTTGTCGTTAGCTTTGCCTCGACGATGGAGCGGCGCGGGACGCTGAACCTGTTTCCGCGCCGCTCCTGTCCGGGGAGGCATAGAGACGCTATGCGAAACTCATATTTTGGTCAACAGGAATTATGGAAAAGCCATAGATTGTGAACTCGGTATGTACGGCGTTTCGAATCAGAGGTAATCGTGAGTAACAATTTAGTTCTTGTTATGTTCTCATTATTGAGTCAGTGTGCGTGATCCTTTACGGAGGCAGGTGGCGGAAGTGATCGTATATGAGAGGCGGAAAAAGCTAACGCGCGGCGTATCTATGGGTCGGTTGAAGGCCCTGGCTGCGGATCTCTCGCTCTATGAGATGCGAGAGATCGTGAAACGAGACGCTACTCTGAAGATGATTTTGCTTTTGCCTGAGCCGGTGCTTGAACAGGCTCTTGCTGTTGGTAAGGCGCTGCAAGCTTGCGCAGCACATCGGCATAGCTCTCCTGAAGGTCAGGAGGAAGGCTATCGAAAGTAAGCAGGATTTCCCTGTACTTTGAGGCCAAGTCCTTCTGCGGACCAACTCCACTCATAAGCCATTCGAAGCGAACTTTGAACTTCTTGGCGTAAATCTCGCCTTTATCAGCACGAAAGCCTGAGCTTCCGTTCTCGTGCCCTGCATATGTCGGGTAAGGCACGCCAACAGCTGCCGCCGCCTGAACGGCGGTTTCGAATCCGGCATCAATCCGCGCCCGCATCAATCTTTCGTGCAATTCCATAGTGTGACTATTTCATATTCTGATATGGGTTACTCATTGACAACGGTCTATGGAAAACTCATAGATTGGCGATGGAAGCCGAACTCGATGTCAAAAAGCTCCGCGACAAACTTGGAATGACGCAGGCCCAGCTTGCGTCCGAGGTTGGCGTCGACCAGAGCACGGTCTCTCTATGGGAGACTCGTCAAAGCAAACCTCGCGGGCCTGCCCTGAAGGTTTTGACGATTATTTCCCGCTCCAACGAAGCTGCGCTGGCTCCGGGGGGTGTGGAATGAGGCTGTCGTCATCGGCTCAAGGCCCTCCGTGATGTGATGACAAATCTCTAAGCCGTCCCCGGGCGCGCTTCACCGAATCCTTATCCGAATTTTTTTCCTTGCCATTTCGCGGGGTGTTTTCGTGCGTCTGAAATCCGACACTGTGCGTGGCATCTCCGCCGAAGAGGTGCGCACCATCAAGAAAGCGACCGAGGCGGCCTATCGCCTGGCGGGCGGCGTCAGCATCGTGACGACGCGCACGCGCGCGAGCATCAGCCAGCTCTCGAAATACGCCTCGACGAATTTCGAGAACGCGGAAACGCTGATCCCGATGGACATCGCCGTCGAGGTGGATCGCGCCGCGGGGTCGCCGATCATCCTGACCGCATATGGCGAGATCCTCGGTTTTCAGCTGGTCGTGGCTGCTCCGGCAGATGAGCCCGATGGTCCTGTAACCGAAGCCGATGCTCACACGATCGCCCGGAAGGCAATGGCGCTCGCGGAAGAGATCTTCGCCGCGCTTGAAGACAACGTCATCGACGCGCTGGAAAAACGGACGATCGTCGACAAGTGCCATCGCCTCAAAAAGACGGTGCGTGACATGATCAAGCGGCTGGGTGGCTGATCATGGCGCAGGCTCTCAAGATCCTTCCTGCCGAACATGGTGAGATCCGCACGCTCGTTGACCGCGCGGCCGACACGCTGGCGCGCGCCGTCATGGCCGCCGACGTGCTTGATGCGCGCAACCAGGCAGCTTTTGCCTATGACGCGACCAAGGCGGCGGCTCGTCTACTTAAAGCCAAAGGCGCACACGATGACGTCGTGTCGGCGATCTTCCGCACGCAAATCGATGCGCTGGAAATCGAAGTGCTGGCGAAGCGTCGGTTGGCGGATGAATACGATGCGGCACAAGAGCGCGGCGAGGTCGCAGGCCACGGCGGCGGGCGGAATTTCAAGGTTGCAGACGACAACGTTGAAATTGCGAGTGTTGCCGACATCGGCCTGACGCGTCCGCAAATCTTCGAGGCGCGCCAGATCCGCGACGCGGTGAAGCAAGATCCCGATATCATCAAGCGCTTCCTGGACGAAAAGCGGGCGGCGGGCACCGAGGCGACGAAGGCCGACCTGAAGCGGGTCATCGCGCCGCCAAAGGCGAACCTGCGCGCGGCGATCGGCACGGCTTCGGCGTCGAAGGATGACCGCGGCGACAACTTCTACCAGACGCCGGATGTGGCAACGCGCACGCTGCTTGCCTTCGAACGGTTTACCTCGACCGTCTGGGAGCCGGCCTGCGGCTATGGCGCGATCTCGCGTGTGTTCGAGGAGGCTGGTTATGACGTGCGCCTGTCGGATCTCGTCGACCGCGGCACAGCGGATCGGAATGGCGAGCTGCAGGATGTCGGCAGCTTTCTCGCGACGACGGCCGGCGAGGGCGACAGCCCGGATATCGTGACCAACCCGCCCTATGGCGAGTTGCTAAACGACTTCGTCGCGCATGCGCTACGCACGCACCGCCCGCGCAAAATGGCAATGCTTCTCAACCTGAACTTCCTCTGCGGCTTCAAGGATGACGCCCGGTCATTCGTCATGGATGAGAACCCGCCCGCACGCGTCTACGTGTTCAAACGCCGCCTGCCGATGATGCATCGAGAGGGGTGGGAGGGGCCGAAGGCGTCGAGCCGTATGAATACGGCCTGGTTCGTCTGGGAGCGCCAGCCGGACGGCACCTATGGCAGCGAGACGGCAATGCGCCGGGTCGACTGGATGGAGCACGCCGACAAAGGGTCTTTGCGTCCCGGCTTCTCTGGCTCTTTCGGTCTAGCATCGTTCGTTGCTGCTGACGAGGATTTCAGCCGGACGACGCCACGCCTGACGCTCGACGAGCGAGCCGCGGAGGCACGTGAACGGGCGCACGCATGGATTTCCGGACGCGCTGACGTCACGCGGCGCGAGCTGCGCCAGCAGATAGGCGTGCGCGACAGTGTGGCGGCGGTGCTGATCGATGAGTGTGTATCGCGCGGCGTGCTCGGCCTGCCGGATGACGGCGGCGTGCATATGGTTCTGCGCGCGGAAAGCGAGGCGGCATGACCTTGCTGCTTCCCATCATCGAAGGTCTTGCCGAGGCTGCCACTGACCAGGCGCGTGCGCGGTGGCTTCTCGCCGTGCCGCACTCCGTTCTTTGGCGCGACCAGACGACAATCAGAGCCATGCTGCAGGCTCCTCGCTTCCGTGCCGGCGTCGAAGCGCTGGATGCGGAAATGGCGGCGCTTTCCGCAGTCCGCGATCCGCGCACCGGCGCTCTGCCAGACCTCGTTCAATTCGCTCAGCACTATGCCCGGATCGGGCTCACCATGATTGCGCGTGGGGACGCGCAAGAGGGGGTTTCCCATGTTTCTTTTTGACCCTGCGCAACTCGCCGGCGCGCTTGTCGTGCCTGAAACGGGACGACCGCTTATCGTCGACAGCTTTGCCGGCGGCGGCGGGGCCTCGACCGGTATCGAGATGGCACTCGGGCGCTCGCCGGACATTGCCATCAACCACAACGAGGCGGCGCTGGCGCTGCACGCGGCGAACCATCCTGACACGCTTCACCTGTCCGAAAATATCTACAAGGTCGATCCGCTCGACTACGTCAAAGGCCGGCATGTCGGCCTCGCGCACTTCTCGCCAGACTGTAAGCATTTCTCCAAGGCCAAGGGTGGGAAACCCGTCGAGCGCAACATTCGCGACCTCGCATGGGTCGTGGTGCTTTGGGCGGAACGCGCGCGGCCGGACGTGATCACGATGGAGAACGTCGAGGAATGGAAGGAATGGGGACCGCTCATCGAGACGGATAAGGGCCTGATGCCCGATCCGGCCCGTCGCGGCGAGACCTATCAGGCGTGGTGCAAGGCGCTGCGCCGGCTCGGCTACAAGATCGACAAGCGCGAACTGCGTGCCTGCGACTACGGCGCGCCGACGATACGCAAGCGGCTGTTCCTGATTGCACGGTGCGACGGGAAGCCGATCGTTTGGCCGAAGCCGACGCATGGCAAGCCCGATGATGCCGATGTTATTGCCGGGCGGAAAAAGCCTTGGCGGACGGCCGCCGAATGCATTGACTGGTCGCTAGCCTGCCCCTCGATCTTCGACGCCTCGATCGAGATCATGACAAAGCACAGCCTGCGAGCCGTCCGCCCGCTGGCAGACGCGACAATGGCCCGAGTGGCGCGTGGCATGAAGCGCTATGTGCTCGATGCAGAGCGGCCCTTTCTCGTCCAGACTGGGTATGGCGAGAGGGCTGGCCAAGAGCCGCGCTGTATGGATGCGGGAACGCCGCTCGGCACTGTCGTTGCAGGTGGCATCAAGCACGCTGTCGTTGCCCCGCATGTCATGACAATGCGGAATGCAGGGAAGCCATATAACGGGGCCGATGAGCCGGTCCACACGATTACTGCTGGTGGTGCTGGCCTGACACTCGTCGCGCCAGTGTTGACCGCAGCGCAGCAGGGCGGTTCCAATCGGTCTGTCGAAGATCCGCACCACACAATTACGGCCAGCTCAAAGGATCAGGACGCGATCATCATCCCGACGCTCGTCGGCTGTGGCGGACGGGCAGGGCAGAGCCGGCCACGGGGCGGCAACGAGCCGTTGGCAACGATCACCGCTAAGGCCGATGGCTGCGCCTCCGTGGCTTTCCTCGCGCAGCACAACAATGACAGCCGTCGCCTCGGTGGCGTCAATCCCGGCCGATCGGCCGACCAGCCGATGTCGACTGCGACGCAATCGGGCAGCCAGCAGAACGTGGTCTCGGCATTTGTCGCGCGCCAGTTCGGCACCTCGACCGGCCACGCAATTGATGCGCCATCGGCAACCGTCATGGCGGACGGGGCAGGCAAGTCGCAGTTGGTGGCCCCGTACTTGCAGGCCTACTACGGAACGGGCGACGGCGGCGCAGAAGACGAGCCGTGCCGCACCGTGACGACGAAGGACCGGCACGGCCACGTCGAGGCCGCCATCGGAGCGCCGCCCTTCACAGTGGAGCAGGAGGATCGCGCGCGCGAAGTCGCCGCTTTCCTCCGCTCGTATGGCTTCTGGGATGACCGCGAGTTCGTGACGTTGACGATCGGCGCGCAGACCTTCGTCATTGTCGACATCGGCATGCGAATGCTGACGCCGCGCGAGCTGTATAACGCGCAGGGCTTTCCGCCCGATTATAAGATCGACGGCGCCTACGATTATCAGGGCGGGCAGGGCCCGACGTGGCTGTCTTTCCCGAAGTCCGTCCAAGTCTCTTGCGTCGGCAACAGTGTCTCGCCGCCGCCCTACGCTGCGATCGTCGCGGCGAACTGCGCGCACCTCTCGGTCTATGCGGAGGCTGCGGAATGAGCTTCGACGCAACCAATTGGGCTATCAAGCAGCGAGGCCTGAAGCCTGCCGCAAAAATTGTGCTCTGGCACCTGTGTGATCGCTTCCATCCTGACCATGGGTGCTTCCCAAGCCAGGACACGCTTGCGGACGACTGTGAACTGCCGCGCTCGACGCTGAATGTTCACCTCAATGACCTTGAAACGGCCGGGCTGATTGCGCGCGAGCAGCGGCGCAGCAAGGGCACGCGGCGGCAGGAATCGACACGTTATCGGTTCCCATTCGAGCCCGGTTTCGAGCGGCAAAATGTGCAAAAGCCGCGTCCAGAAACTGGACACGGATCTGACGAAGCCGTGTCCAGAAATCAGCCCGAGCCGTGTCCAGAAAATGGCGAAAGCCGTGTCCAGAATCTGGACAGTAACCCTGTAAGGGAACCAGTAAGAGAACCAGTAAATGAGAGAGGGCGTGCGCGAGAAGGATCGAAGGAAGATTTGAAGGATCTGGAAAAGCGGCATGACGCACTCCGGATCGGTAAGCACGGGAACCCGTGGCCCGCCGTGTTGAAGCAGTCGAAGGATTGGAGCTTTCGCCAGTTTCTCGCTCTCACGGCAGAGGAGCGAGCTATGGCCGAGGAGAGGCGCGACGCCTATCTGGCGCTGTGCCCTCGGATCAAGACCGGTGAACGCAAGGGTGAGCCTGACGCTGTCGTTCTCGGCGTCTACCTTCGGGACAAGCTCTTCAACGATCTTCAGGCAATTGCTCCGAACGCGGTGCGCAGGACTCAGGTTGCGGAACCGGTCAAAGTCGCGCCATTCGGGCCTTTGTGGGCAGGGCTGCGAATGCTGCCGCTCCTCCGTTCACCTGCGTCAGTGGATCTTCCTGAGAACCTGCGTGAGACGATCAGGACGACATTCGACGCCCATCGCCGTTCGAGTGAGAGCCGCGCGCTAGCCTATCTAGTGCGCAAAGGGATTGCATTGGCTGGCAATAACCTCGTGTTCCCTGATGACTTTGAGGAAGCCGAAGGCATGCGGCGGGCTCTCAATGTCGGCTACCCCGAAGCAAACAGACTGAACCGCTTGGCTGCGGATAGGCAGGCCGAAGAGGCTGATGCGTGGGCGGCGGTATTCAACGAGATCTGTGAGCCAATCGAGGTCGGCTCTGAGATGTGGAGGCATTGGAAGGCGTGGCACGAGCGGAACTGTAAGCCGTTCGTGCCAGATCCCGGCACGATGAAGGTCGTCTGGTTTCCGAAGGGCGGGCCTAGCGGGCTGGAAAAATTCAAGGCGGCTGCATTGGCGGCCAAGGCGATGGAGCGGGGCGATGAACATGCAGCGTAAGGTGGTTGGTAAAGCGCTCGGCTATCGTCCGATGATCGAATCCGAGCTGACGAACGTCGAGCGCACTCGTGCATATGCAGGCCAGGCGAGAATAGAGCGTTACGCAAGGATTGCCGCGACTCAGCTTCGCGAGGCGTCTCGAACCGCTAGCGAATCGACCGGGCGACGTGCGCAGTGGTTCTGCCTACATGTGGAAAAGGGGCACGAGGCTACAGTTGAAGGCGTCCTGGATGGTGCTGATGTCGAAGTCTTTCTACCAAAAGAGAAGATCTTTCGAGTGGTTCGCGGCAAGAAAATAAGCGGGGAATATCCCATCATAGCCGGTTATATCCTGGTCAGAATCGCTCCGTCTGCCGCTGCGTTTCAAAGTCTGAAACGGCAGAAACACGTCATCGATATTGTCGGTGGGCCTTACGGATATCATGTAGTTATCGACCAAGACGTTGCGAAATTACAAGCACTTACGCAAGCCCCTGCTGCCGTGCGCATGGCGACGGACAAGACATTTCGTCAGGGCGACAAGGCGGAGATTATCATTGGTCCATTCGCAGGGTTTCTGTGCGTTGTGACTGCTGTTAAATGGTGCCGGGAGGCGAGAGCAAAGGTCATGATAGACCTCCTCGGGAAGGTGTTCGAGATTGAGAGCATGCCACTTGCTTTCCTACAAAAGCTGTGAGAGCAATGTTGCCATTGGACGAGCCGACAGTTCACACCCTCCGATCCCTGGCGCACTGACGCTAGGCAGAGCAGGCTAAAGCCTCAGGGAACAGTGACAAACGGCCCCACCCTGACAGCCTCTAGCGGGGCACTGATTCAGGGCCGGTGCGAAAGCTATGACCAGACGATGAGGCGGCCGAGAGGTCGCCTTTTGCGTTCATAGGATATGGGCCGTCTCAAGTCGCTTCCTCCTCGTCTGACACCTGCAGCACCACGCCTCGGCCGGTTGCCCGGTGATGAGACGGCCCGCCTTCAGCAGAGAGATCAGACGGTCTCTTGGCGCAAGCTGTACAAGACGGCGCGGTGGGAGAGGCTGAGGCGAGATGTGTTCGAGCGTGATCATTACACGTGTCGCCATACCGGTGTGATCTGTGCGGGGAAGTATCCTGCACCTGATAGTCCCGTGTGCGACCATGTCGTTCCGCACCGTGGCGATGAGGCATTGTTCTGGGACAAGGGCAACCTTCAGACGGTGAGCAAGGCCTACCACGACAGCGAGAAGCAGAAGCAGGAGCGGGCGCGGCCCGGATGGTGACATGGCAACAGCGAATGTCGATGCTGGTGAGGTGATGAGCGGCTTGACTTTGACCTTCACACTGACGCGCACCTATCGGGCTCGCATATGGCTTGGCGCTCGACTGATCCTCTTCGCGGGGTTGGTCCTCGGCACGTCGATGGTCGTCGTCGAGGTGGATGCTGCTCTGGACGAAAGCTGACTGTCACCCCATCGACCGCCCATGTGATCGAGACGGTCCTCACCCGCGAGTAGAAATAGTTTGGACGGGTTGCTTCAGTAGAACAGACGAGCCGAAGGCACGGCACCTCGCAGGCCGAAACTTGTGAAAGTTATGCGAGCTTGTGAAAGTTATCGCCGAACATCCAAAAATTGACTGCTTCGAAAAATCGATCACGAAAATTCCACTCGTGGGGAGGGGGGGTCGAAAGTCGCCAGGGCCTCTCCCTCCCGGACCCGCGTCCCCCGCATTCGGAGATTTTTTTTATGTCGGACGAGAATTTCGACCTCTTCGGCATGCCTTACGTGGACAAGCCGAGCAAGAGAGGACGGCCGGCCCACGAGGTCAGCAAGAAAAGTCGCAATCGCGTCAGCATGTTACTGGCGCTTGGGTGGACGAACCCCCGGATTGCTGGTGCGCTAGGTGTGACTCTGCCGACTTTGCACAAGTATTATTTTTACGAGCTTCGCAGTCGTGACGTTGCGCGCGATCGAATGGAAGCTCGCCGGATAGAGCTGGCTTGGGAGCTGTCCGAGAAGGGCAACGTCGGTGCACTGAAAGAATTTGGGAAACTGGTCGAGCGCAGCGATCGGATGGAGGTTGAGCGCGAGATGGCGACAACGCCCAAGCCGGAAACTCCTCCCCAGCCGGAACGGGTTGGAAAGAAGATCCTGACCGAACGCCAGGCGATCGATGCAGATGCAGATTTGATGGCTGAGCTGGAGCAGGAAGCCAATCAGCATGCACGTCACTGAGGACTTACCGCGCTTCGCTTGCCCTGATTGGTGGGAGCGACTTCAAGCGGGCCAGACGCCAATGGCGGACGTGCCGCTTAATGAGGCCAAGGCGGCAAAGGCGGTTGCGTTCTTTAACCGCCTGCGACTGCCGGACATTGCAGGCAATCCGCCGTTGTCGGAAGCATGCGGGGACTGGTTCCGCGAGATCCTGTGCGCTTTCTTGGCCAGCGAAGATCCTGACACGAAGCGGATCTTGGTCCGGGAGCTGCTTTGCATGGTCCCGAAGAAAAATTCGAAGACGACCTATGTGGCCGCTCTCGGTCTCACGGCCCTGTTCATGGAGGAAGCGCCCAACAGGCAGATGTTGATCGTCGCGCCTAGCCAGAACATTTCCACGCGGTGCTTTGAGCAGGCGCAAGGCATGATCCGGATCGACCCGCGCCTGAAGAGCATCTTTGATGTGCAGGACAGTGAGAAGCGGATCACACGCATCAAGACCGGCACGAAGCTGGATGTGAAAACTTTCGACACCGGGATCATCACCGGTGAGATCCCAATACTGACAATCATCGACGAGCTGCACGAGCTTGGGAAGAAGAACAAGGCAGCGGCCGTCATGCAGCAGATCCGAGGTGGCGGCATCACGATGCAAGGCGGCCAGGTTCTGATGATCACGACCCAATCGGATGAGGCGCCGACAGGGATCTGGAGAACCGAACTGGACAAGGCCCGGGCCATTCGTGCAGGCAAGGGCGGCGGCGCTCCCATCATGCTTCCCGTTCTGTATGAGTTCCCCGTCGAGAAGCAGCTCGATCCGGAATACTGGCGCAACAAGCGCAATTGGGATGCGGTGCTGCCCAATCTCGGCCGCTCGATTGATCCTGAGCTGTTGGTCGCTGATTACGAGAACAACGGCAAAGCGAACCTCGAAGCCGAACAGATCTGGGTGAGCCAGCATCTCAATATCGAGATCGGCGTCGGTCTCGGCGGAGACGGATGGTCCGGCGCTGTTCACTGGTCCACATGCGTTGACAGCAAACTGACGGGCCTCGACGCTCTCCTAGCTCGCTCCGAGGTTTGCACCGTTGGCATTGACTGGGGTGGCGCCGACGATCTAGCCGCGCTGTATGTCATCGGCCGGGAACGTTTTACCAAGCGCTGGCTGGGGTGGGGGCAATCCTGGGCGCGCCCGACTGTCTTTGAGCGGCGGAAAAGCATTGCATCGCGACTGAGGGATTTCCAAGGTCGCGGCGAATTGATTGTCACCGAGACAGGCGAAGAGCAGGCCGCCTCCGCTGCAGAGATTTGCAAGAGGATCGCCGACACGGGTCTTTTGCCGGAAAAGCGCGGTATCGGCCTCGACTCGGCAGGCATCGCACTCTTGCTCGACGCTCTTGAGGATTGCGGTCTCGAACCGCCACTGACCGAGGCTATCCCGCAGGGCTGGAAGCTGCAAACAGCAGTGACATCGGTTCCATTGAAGCTGGAAGACAGGCGTTTCGTTCATGGTGACCAGTCAATCATGGCGTGGGCCGTTGGCAACGCGAAGCAAACGCTTCGAGGGAGCAATTACGTCGTGACCAAGGAAGTCTCTGGCGCGGCGAAGATCGATCCGCTGATGGCGCTCTTCAATGCAGCGATGCTGATGTTCATGAATCCGGAAGCGGCTGGCACCGGCATCGACATTGGCGAATACCTTGCAAACCCGGTGATGCACGCATGAGCAAGCCAGCCAAAAAGAAGAGCCAAAAGCTCACCGGAAAGAAGAGCGCGAAGCTCACGGGCAGGGACGACTTTGAAACGTTGAAGCTGGCTTTTGGCGCCATGACCGCAGCTGCGGGCAAAAGCGTCACGCCAGACGGCGCGCTTTCGCTCTCGACAGCCTGGTCATGCGTTCGGCTTTTGTCGGAAACGATCGGCACGCTACCGATGGCGTTTTACCAACGCGCAGGTGATGAAAGCACTGTTGCTCGCAGCCATCCCCTTTACGAGCTTCTGCATGACAGTCCGAATGCCGATCAGTCGGCTGCCGAGTTCTGGGAAGGCGTCGTTGCCTGTCTCTGTCTCTGGGGCAACTTCTATGGCGAGCGTAAGTACATTGGTGAGCGCTTGGCGGCAGTTATTCCCCTCAAGCCCAGCCTGATGTCGGTAGCGCGTACGTCCGCCGGGCGACGTGAATACCGGTACGCGGACCCCAAGGGCCGTCGCGTCTTCGACGAGGACCGGATCTTCCATGTTCGGGGGTTTGGCTACGGCGGAGACGTAGGGTTGTCGCCGATCAGCTATGGTCGAGAAACAATGTCCGTCGCGCTCGCGGCTGAGCAGACGGCCGGTTCGCAGTTCAAGAACGGCCTGCAGCTTTCCGGCTTCCTGGAACTGCAGGGCATTAAGACGACCCAAGAGCAGCGCGTCGAATTGCTCGACCTGTTCGCGAAGTTCTCTGGATCTTCGCAGGCGGGCAAGGTCATGCCTCTGCCGGATGGCGCGAAGTTCGTCGCGCTTGGCATGAACCCGGAAGATGCGCAGCTCCTGCAGACACGAGCGTTTCACGTCGAGGAGATTTGCCGATGGTTCCGCGTGCCGCCTTTCATGGTGGGGCACACTGAGAAGTCGTCGAGCTGGGGAACTGGCTTGGAACAGCAGATGATCGGCTTTCTGACCTTCTCGCTTCGCCCGTATCTGACGCGGATCGAGCAGGCGATCAAAAAGCAGCTTATCCGCCCGGCCGATCGCGGAAGCTTCTATGCAGAGTTCAATCTGGAAGGTCTGCTGCGCGCTGACAGTCACGGGCGGGCAGCGCTGATGAGCGCTCTTGGACAGAACGGGTTCATCACGAGAAACGAAGGCCGTCGTCGTGACAACCTCAAGCCGCTGCCAGGCGGGGACGTCTTGACGGTGCAGTCGAACATGATCCCGCTCGATAGGATTGGTGTCGCCGAGCAACCTGCGCAACAGGCCCGCTCGGCCCTGATGAACCTGCTTTTCGGTGGCGATCTAGATGCCATCATTGATGAGCGCGTCAAAACCATGATGGGCCATAACGGCGGCCCGGCTCTCGATAAGGACTGAGCACCCATGAAAACGAAAGACTTCGCCCTGCAGGTCAAAGACCTGTCGGAAGACGGCACCTTTGAAGGGTATGGCTCGATCTTCGGCAACGTGGACAGCTACGGTGAGAAGGTCATGCCGGGCGCGTTTATCGAGAGCCTGGCGCGTCACAAGCGCGAGGGCTCGAACGTCCTCATGCTCTGGAACCACGATGCCCGCGAGCCGATCGGGGTTTGGGAGGACCTTGCGGAGGATGCCAAGGGGCTATGGGGAAAGGGCCGGTTCCTTCTCGATATCCAGCGCGCTCGCGAGGTTCATACGCTTGCGAAAGCAAAAGCCATCGGGGGCCTTTCGATCGGTTACCGCGAAACGGACACCGACCAGGACGGCGCTGTTCGCCTTCTGAAAAAGCTGGAGCTTTACGAGATTTCCCCGGTGACATTCCCTGCCAACCGCCGCGCGCGGATCGAGGCAGTGAAGTCCGAGAGAATGGAAGAATTCGCCCGCCGACTGCGTGATGGCGATCCTCTTCCGGTGAAAGACTTCGAGGACATCCTGCGTGAGGCAGGGGTCCCGAGAAGCATGGCCGTTCAGATCGCCTCTGTCGGGTATGCCAAGGCCATTCGGAGCGAGTCCGAGGGCGAGAAGGCGAACGATGGTGCCGCTTTCATGCGCGCCCTTCTCAACATCTGATCTCAACCCTGAAAGGTTCTGACATGAAGAACATGCTCCTCATGGCATCTGCAGCGGCCATCCTCGGCCCCATGACGCCAAACGAACGCCGTGCCGGTCGATATCTGCGCGACGGCGGTGGACATCCGACGGCCGAGCAGCTGGCCGGTCAGGTCAAGGCGAAATTCGACAGTGCCCTCGATGCGGTCAAGGCTATTGCCGACGAAGCTCTCGGGAAGGCCAAGTCGGGCGAGGCCATGTCGACGTCCATGAAGGAAAAGGCCGACGAGGCGCTGGTCAAGCTCAACGAGGTTTCCGGTCGTCTCGGCGAGCTTGAGCAGAAGATGGTTCGCGACGGCGAAAACGGACCCGAGGTGGTCAAAACCGCCGGCTACCAGATGATCGAGAACGATGACGTCAAGTCGTTCGCCAAGAACCCGATTTCGGGCAAGCGCATCGGCGTCGAGGTCAAGGCGATCATCTCCGCAGCAACGGCCGATGCAAACGGTTCTGCAGGTGCACTCCTCGAACCGCAGCGCGTCGGAATGGTGACGCCTGTCACTCGTCGTATGACGATCCGTGACCTGCTCACCCCTGGACGCACGTCGCAGCCCTCGATCCAGTATCCGCGCGAAACCGGCTTCACCAACAATGCGGCAACCGTGTCGGAAGTGCTCGGTCTGCTCAAGCCGCAGTCGGATATCAAGTTCGACATCAAGACGGTGTCCGTCACCACAATCGCCCATTGGGTGCTCGCAACGCGTCAGATCCTCGACGACCTCCCGATGCTGCAGAGCTACATCGATGGACGTCTGCGCTACGGTCTCAGCTTCGTCGAAGAAAACCAGCTGCTCAACGGCGGCGGCACGGGCACCGATCTGCTCGGCATCTATCCGCAGGCAACGGCGTTCGCCGCCGGCGCTGCGATCGTGCAGGCCCCAACTCGGATCGACGTCATCCGCTACGCAATGCTCCAAGGCGCGCTCGCGGAGCTTCCGGCAACCGGCATCACCATGAACCCGATCGACTGGGCCATGATTGAGACCACCAAGGATGCCGGAAACAACTATGTCATCGGCGACCCGCAGAAGAGTGCGCAGCCCTCGCTTTGGTCTCTGCCGGTTGTTCCCACGCAGGCGATGGCCTCTGGCACCTTCCTGACTGGAGCTTTCCAGCTCGGTGCTCAGATCTTCGACCGCGAAGACGCACGCGTCGAAATCTCGACGGAAGATGCCGACAACTTCCGCAAGAACCTGGTCACCATCCTGGCGGAAGAGCGTCTCGCTCTCGCTGTTTACCGCCCGGAAGCCTTTATCAAGGGCACGTTTGCCGCTGGCATCACCGATCTGACTTCCTAATCAGGCTTACGAAACTTGGCCGGCCTCCGGGCCGGCCTCTACCCTGTCCATGAAAGGATACAGACATGACGAACGTCAAAATGGTCGCGCTCGACACCGTCCACATCACGTCGGTGAGCAATGATAATCTGACAGCAGGCGTCGAGTTCGAAACCGACAGCGCGACGGCAACGGATCTTGAGGCTCGCGGCATCGCAAAGCGGGTAGGCGTTGCAGATGGCGATGAAATTGCCCTGCGCAGCGACGGGCCGACGATTTCGGAATACGTCTCGGCTGGCTACAGTCCCGTGAATTATCCGCCGTCCGGATATGCATCACGTAGCACTCCCGAGGAGATCTCCGCTGCTATCGCCTCGGCCGATGCCAACTCGTCCAAGGCCGAGGCGATGCTCGAAAACAAGATGGATTCCGAGCCGCTGAACAAGAGCGAGCCCGCAGCAGAAGCTCTTGCCGACGTGCCGGTCAGTGCCGGTACGATCGCTTCGACCTCCCGTCGCGCGAAGAGCTGATCATGGCCGTTCGCGTTATCGAGCCGCCCGCCGCACTTGTGACTTTGGAGGAAGTAAAAGCCTTTCTCCGGGTTTCCGACAATGACGCCGACGCAATCCTTTCGGCGCTCATCGTTGCCGCGCAGGCAGAGTTTGATGGCCCGAGCGGCTGGGTCGGCCGATGCTTCGGAGAACAGAAGCTGGAATGGTCCTCCGACTCGCTGCATTGCGAGTTCCAGTTACCCTATCCCGATCTCAAGTCTGTAACGTCGATTGAGTATCGTACGGGCAGCGAATGGATACCTGTCCCAACCGACAGCTATGAGAACGACGCCGCCGGCGTCATTCGTCCAGTTGCAGGCACATGGCCGAGCATGTCAGCAGCTCGCGTTCTGTACGTCGCAGGCATGGAGTCCGGCGATCCTCGTCTGCAGCAGGTGCGTACGGCAATTTTCTTCCACGTGAAGATTCACTTTGACGACGGCGATTTCAGCGAGCGCATGCGCAAGGTCATCGATTCATTGCTGTCAACACTGAGGACCTTTTCGTGAGCATCAATGCGTCGCAACTTGATCGAAAAGTCACATTTCAACGTGTTGAAAAAGTGGTCGATTCTTTTAACGAAGAGGTCGAGACATGGAGCGATCTTGCGACGGTCTGGGCTCGTCGGCGCGATGCCTCAGATAGTCAGAAAATTGAGATGCTGGCTGCAGGTCAGGTGGGGTCGTTCCGGGTAAGCCGTTTCACCGTGCGATCTTCGACCCTCGCCCGTTCCGTCACGCCAGTCGATCGCCTGCTGCACGATGGCGTAGTCTGGCAGATCAATGGTGTGAAGGAGCTTGACGAAGGCCGTCACCGCTTCATCGAGATCACGGCTTCACGGGACGCTGACAATGGCTAGGGTCACGGTCAAAATTGTAGGTCTGAAAGAGCTCGACCAGGCACTCGGTCAGCTGCCGAAGGCGACAGGCAAGGCAGTGCTGCGAAAGGTGCTTATGGAGGCCGGAGAGCCGGTTGCCCAAGCGGCTCGCGCCAATGCGCCCCGGCTTACGCTCAATCTCGTAGAGACCACTGATGTCGGCACGAAGCTCACCCGCAGACAGGCCTCGTTGCACAAGAGCCAATCGAAGGACGCCCGTGCCTTCTCCGAAGTCTTCGTCGGCACAAGCGACCCGGCGGGCATGCAGGACGAGTTCGGGAATGAGCATCAGGCAGCCGAGCCTTGGCTGCGTCCCGCGTGGGACGGAAAAAAGGATGCAACACTCGATCAGATCTCGAATGCTCTTTGGGGTGAGATTGAGCGCGCCGCTAAACGGTTGGCCCGCAAAGCCAAAAGGAGGCGATAATGGAGGAAGCGCTGATCGCGCTGCTCCTGGCCCATGCCGATCTGGTTGATTTAGTCGGCATGAAGGTCCGCCCGGGTCGCGCCAGTCAGACGGACCTTGCCCCGTTCATTGTTGTGCAGGTTATCGACAAGAACCGGGCCTACACGATGAAAGGTCATTCGGGTCTGGTCCGGAGCCGCATGCAGATCGATGCCTACGCCGATAGCTATGCTCAGGCGAAGGTTATCGCCCGGATCATCGAGGCGCGCCTCAACGGCTACAAGGATGCCGCCTTCAAGGCAATCTTTTTGGAAGATCACCGAGACCTGCCCGCAGCGGACGCGGGCACGGTAACGACGAAGTTCCGCACATCTCTCGACATCACAGTTCACTATGGAGAACCGCAATGACCGAAGCCATGCTGGGTTATGATACCGGCTATGAAATCTGGGACAGCACCCTGACCGTGCCTGCCTTCGTGGCCGTGGGCGAAGTGACGATGGTCGCGCCTGGCTCGGCAACCGCCGACCGTGTGGAAGCCACGCACATGAAGAGCCCGGGCCGGCGCCGCGAATACATCGCAGGTCTGATCGACAGCGGTGAAGCATCGTTCGAGATCAACTGGGTTCCGGGCAGCCCGACCGACGAGCTCATTCGCCGCGTGTTTGAATCCGGCGAGACCGTTCGACATCGTATCACGTTCCCCAATAAGGCGCGCGTCACATACGAGGCGCAGATCACCGGCTACGAGAAAGACATCCCGGTCGACGATCGCATGACCGCTACCGTGTCGGTCTCGGTCTCAGGAACCGAAACGTGGGATGAGGCGGCCTAATGGCAAACCAGGAGCGTGGCGAGGTCTCGTTCGAGGCCATGGGCAAGTCTTGGACGATGAAGATCGGAACAGGCGCCATGTGTGAGATGGAGGATGCCCTAGGCAAGGGCATCTCCGAAATTAGCCAGGATCTATCTGGCAAGTCCGTGAAGCTCTCACTGCTGCGGACGATTTTCTGGGCATCCCTGCAGCGGCATCATGCCGGCACCACGCTCCAAGAGTGCGAGGACATCATCGACGACATCGGTGTTGCAGCCGCCGGCCCGCTGATCGGCAAGGCGTTTCAGGCTGCATTCCCCAAGAAAGAGCAGGGCGCGCGCCCTCGGAAGGCGGCGGCAGCCTAGGCTGGCCGTCGCGGGTTTCCGAATGGGTCGCCATCGGTCAGCCCTACGAGTTGTTCTGGCAGCTCACGCTTCGCGAAATCGGCGTCATCCTCGCGGGCGAACACGAGCGCCAGATAAGAGAGCGAAACGAGCGGATGAGCCTCGCGTGGCACATCGCCAAGCTCGATCGGCTGAAGAAAATGCCGCCTCTGAAGGAACTGCTTACCGTCAAGAAAGTACGCGTGAAACAGACGCCCGAAGAGATTGAGGCGGTGACGCGGTCGTGGCTTGGGAGCCGATCCAAAAAGCAGGGTCGCGGCGTCAACGTTTCCGCCAGTCCCAAGGCAGGATAAATGTTCCTTGCCAGATACCCAACTGCGAGGCCTTCGCCGCAGCCTGATCAGCGGCGAAGGCTCCTTTCGAATACCGGGGCCAATCTAGTGCAAGGCCAGTGCGTACCATCCACGATGAGACACTTTGCCCGTCTGCTCGGTAGCAATCGGCAACGTATCGCTTGTAGCGGTCTCGATTGTGGGTTTCGCAGCGAGTAGGACGGGATGCAGCAAGGTAGTGGTCAAGCGCATCGGCAGAGACCCTGCCGCAATGGTACTCAACGCCGTCCTTAGCAGAGCATAACTGTCTGGTCTCTGGAGCGTCGATACCGTTGAAGCGGATGCGCCTTCCCTGGATATCGATGGTATCTCCATCAATCACTGAGGCACGGCCCTCGATTGTCTCTGCATACGCTCCAGATGCGATACACAGCAGTATCGATACAATCGTTGCACGGGTCTTCACTTGAGTGCCCATTCTGGAGTCTCGGTCTTAATGGTTTCGCAGCCGTTTCCGGACTTCCAGAAAGACTGGCGGACATATCCTTGGAGTGGCTTCTTAGCAGCCGCGCCAGGCTCTTTTTGAAGGGCCTGAACGTAGGAATCAAGGAATTGCTGTCGAACGATCGCGGGCTCGCCTTTCAGAGCGAGGCTACAGCTATCGACCCAAGCCTTCATAAAAGTGCCTGCATGGGCGTCGCGGTTCTTCCCGAACACAAAGTAAGCGATTTCGGCGCTCGCCGCCTTCGAGCCTAGAGATGCCGGCGTGTCGGCGGAGCATCCGCCAACGGCGATTAGGCACACTAGAATTAGAAACGACTTACGCATTTACTTCCTTTGCCTTGGAAATACTCCCGAGAGCGCGAAGGTGGATTAGGAGCCAGCTAATGGCAAGTGCCGTGATTGGTGCGCTGAGGGTCAATCTCGGCATTGACACCGCAGAATTCTGGGATGGCCTTGACAAAGCCCAGCGCGCGCTCGGCAAGGTGGGTAACTCCCTGAAATCGGCCGGACGGGATATGTCGACTTATGTTTCGGCCCCTCTCGCCGCAATGGGTGCGCTCACGCTGAAGACGGCTGGCGACTTTGAAGCATCGATGAACCGGGTGCAGGCCGCGACCAATGCCTCGACGTCCGAATTCTCCGCCATGCAGAAAATGGCCCTCGATCTGGGCGCGAACACGTCAAAGTCGGCATCTGAATCTGCGGATATGATGGAGATGCTGGCAAAGAACGGCTTGACGGCTACGCAAATCCTTGATGGCGCGGCGGCCGCTTCGATAAAGCTTTCGGAAGCTACAGGCGGCGACCTCTCGACGTCAGCCGACGTTGCAACCAACGTCATGGCTCAGTTCAAGATCGAAGCCAAAGACCTAGGGCGCGTCGTGGATGGGATCACGAACGTCACGCTCGCATCGCAGTTCGGTTTCAGCGACTATAAAGATGCGATTGCACAGGCTGGCGGTGTAGCCGGCGCGCTGGGCGTTACGTTCGAGGATTTCAACGCAGCGATCGCAGGCACATCTTCTGTCTTCAATAGCGGTTCCGACGCAGGCACTTCGTTCAAAACGTTCCTGACAACGTTGTCGCCAAAGAGCAAGGCGGCTGCAAATGCCATGAAAGAGTTGGGGCTTGAGTTCTTCAATGCCGATGGCTCCATGAAATCCATGGCCGCGGTAGCGGAGGAGCTTAAGACGAGCCTTTCCGGACTGAGTGACGAGGCGAAGACGGATGCTGTGACAACCATTTTCGGCTCCGATGCCATGCGGACCGCACTTGCCTTGGCTGACCAGGGTGCCGCTGGTATCGACAAACTCGCCATTGCCATCGAGCGCAAGGGTTCGGCTGACGCGCAAGCAGCTGCTCGCATGAAGGGGTTTAACGGCGAGCTCGAAAAGCTTGGCGGTGCTCTCGAAACGCTGGCAATCAATATCGCAAATAGTGGCTTGTTGGCCTTCGTAACGGGCATTGTCTCGAAATTGGCGGATCTCGTCTCCAGTCTCTCGGACACCAATCCCCAGCTTCTCAACTGGGGAGTTGTGGTTGCAGCCGCAGGTGCCGCGCTGGGTCCGCTTTTGATAACCCTCGGCCTTGTAGCGACTGGTATTGCGGCAGTCGGTGCTCCTGTTGCCGCGGCAATCGCGGCTTTCGCGGCGCTGGCGGCCGGTGGAGTGGCTCTCTATCAGAACTGGGATATGATCAAAACGTCCTTTCCTGTCACGGCGGCAGTTGTCGAAGGAGCGATTTCAGTAATTCAGGCCACGGTCGTTGGGCTCGTAACGCAGCTCGGTTTGGTAGGGCAATATCTGAGCCAGTTTTTGACAGGTGATCTGAAAGGCGCTGGCGAAACTGCTCGGCTGATTTTTGAGAATCTCGGCACGACATTCACCAATATCGCAAATGTGGTGTTTCCCGGCGCCTTGGATGTAATCAAGGCGAAGATTGCTGAGCTTGTTGCGAGCCTGAGTGGATTCGGTGCGTCGATGCTGGCGACGTTTCAGGCGATCCCTGAGCAGATGCGTTCTATCGGTGAAGAAATCGTCGCGGTCTTTGCAGCGTTGCCAGGCAGGATGCTCGAAATCGGCGGGCAGATCATCGCGGGCCTTGCCGATGGTATCAAGGCCGGCGCGAGCCGTGTTGTAGACGCGGCATCTGACGTCGCCACACAGGCCTACAACAAAATCACAGGCATCTTCGATATCCATTCGCCTTCGCGCCTCATGCATGAAGTTGGCACTTTCGTCACCCAAGGTCTCGCGAACGGCATTACAGCTGGAACGCCAACGGCTAAGGCAACTGCTGGCCGAGCGGCAACGGAAGTATCTTCGGCGCTTGGCGCGATCGGCAAGAACAAGTCCGATCCTATGTCCCGCATCAAAGATGCTACTTCGGGCGCGACGAAAGAGCTTTCGGCGATGCAGCAAGCTGGGAAGGAACTTGGCGACACGATCGGCAACGCGTTTTCCGGCCTCATTGACGGGTCCAAGAGCTTTAAGGACTCGCTGAAAGACATTTTCACCCAGCTTGGGGACGCGGCCGTCAACCAAGGAATAAAGGCCCTTCTCGGTGCATTCACGGGTGGGTTCGGCGGCAGCGGTGGCTTCCAAGCGACGACAACCCTCGGCGCGATACTTGGGGCTGTTCCCGGATTTGCGACAGGTGGGACGTTCGACGTCGGTGGCGCTGGCGGCATCGACAGTCAGCTCGTTGCTTTCAAGGCAAGCCCGAATGAAACTGTGTCGATTACAAAGCCGGGACAAGAGCGGAGTAGCGGGGGTGATAGCTACCGGGGGGGCGATATCGTCATTCAGGGGGACGCCTCCGAGAACACCGTTCGCCTTATCCGCGGGGCGCTTCAGCAATATGACGCGATGGCCATGGAGCGGCAGGCCTCGACATGGAGGCGTACGGAAACATGATTGTTTGGTCATCGCTTCTCATCCCAGCAGAGGTCATGTTCCGCATCAAGCCGATGCTGACCATGGGGCCGGTAAGCTTTTCAGGTAAGCGTCAGAAGATCGGAACAGACGCGGGCTTTTGGACGGCCACGATGTCTGGATTTCCGGTGCTTTCTCCAGAGAAGATCCTTGAGTGGCGAGGTACTATCGGCGCTCTACAAGGCGGCCTCGAAGACCTGCTCATTGGTCCCTTCGATGAGTTTCAAGCGCCGACGCTCGGAGGCTTGCCGCCGATCATAACCGGCATTCCTCATTCGGACGGCGCGCTATTCTCTGACGGGTCTGGCTACAGCCAGTCAACGATCCTGGTTTCGTCGTCAGCAGATCTCGACCTTCGTCGAACATCGGCGCGTTTACGCATCGAGCGCGCCGGAGAAATCAAAAAAGGAATGTATTTCACCGTTCGGCAGGGCGCGCGACCTTCCATGCACATGATCACACAGCTGCCGGAGAAAACTGGGGACTTCGTTGATGTCGCTTTTCTTCCGCCGCTGCGTTTCGACGTGCCGGCAGGCTCCGACGTGGATTTCGCAGATCCTAAGCTGCTGATGAACTTGGCGAGCCCGGAGAGCGGAGATTTGGCGCTTGAGATGGGGCGCTGGTCTCGCCCCTCGATCGAGCTAGAGGAGAGCTGGAATGGACTTTAGCCAGACAATCGAGGCGCAAATTGCAAGCCGCGTTGTCAGGAAGTCGCGCCTTCTTGAGCTTTTGTTCGCATCCGCTCGGATTGGTCTGTGGAACGGTTATGGCAGACTTCGGACTCAAGACGGGAAGATCTGGCTCGGCGTCGGCGGCGCGGGGCGCATCAATGGCGTGGCGCAGTCCATCAAAGGCAGCGCGCCGGAATTGAAGTTCACGCTGTCTGGTGTGGACGAAACGTTTGCATCGAAGGCGAAAGGCGAAGCGGGAGAATATTATGATCGGGCAGCCATCGTTTATGACCAGTTCTTCGACGAGAATTGGCAGTGCCTCGATCTTCCATATGCTACGTCGTTCGGACTCATGCGCAAGCTGACCTCATCCCGGTCTTCGGACGGCGACGGCTTCACCCGCACGGTCTCTATCTCGGCTGAAACGCCATTTGCTGGAAAGAAGCGCGCCCGGTTCTCGTACATGACCGATCGCGATCAGCAGCTTCGACACCCCGGCGATCTCTTCGCTTCGGATGTCGCAGGCATCGAACGGCCTTACACGTTCCCGGATTTCTGATGCTCGAAACATTCCTGGCTGAAGCCTCAAGATCGCCTCTGATCTGGGGCGTGAATGACTGTGCCATGATGCTCGCCAATTGGTGGATGCATCGGCACGGCGTTGACCCGGCACTGCATTTGCGCGGCGTTTATTCGACGGAGCTCGAATGCTTGGCACTGGTTGGCGGCAGCGGCGGCATTCTGGCCCTCGTTGACCAGATCGCCAGCCGCACCGGTGCAAGGCCCGTTGCCTATCCTATTGCGGGCGATATCGGCGTCATCGAGGTTCACGGCCAGCAGTTCGCTGCAATCATGGCACCAACGGGACGCTGGATGGTGAAGGCAAGCCGCGGCATGGCCGGATACCGTTGCGGTCATCTGAAAGCGTGGAGCGTCTGATGCCTGCAGCTATCGTCGCCTTCATCGCGTCCGTCGGTGTCCCTGGTCTCGTTACAGCTGCGGGCACACTGACGACGATTGGCTCCATCGTCGCTGGCGGGATCGGGTTAGGCCTTTCTTATGCAGCAAGCGCGCTCTTCGGTGCCAAGCCGTCGACGGTCAAGCCGCAGGACGGCAAGGGCACGTTAAGGCAGTCCGTTGCACCGCGGCGCAAACACTATGGCCGCGTGCGCACGGGCGGCTCGTATGTCCTCTTCCGGACGAAGCAGGGCAACCTGTTTCTGGTCATCTATATCGGCGAAGGCCGGTGCGATGCCTTTGAGGAGCACTACATCGACGGGCGACCGGTCACGCCAGATCCTGATGGCTGGATTCGCAACAAGCAGTACGAGGGCAAGGTTCGCGTTGTGAACCGTCGGGGCCTGCCGATCGAAACCGCGTATAGCGAACTGATTGAGAATTTCCCGGAAGTCTGGACAGCGGCACATCGCGGCGATGGTTGCGTGTCTGCCTTTATCCACGCTCGGGGCGTGAAGCAGGAGAAGTTCAATTCGGTCTATCCGAACCGCATCCCTGCTTACGAGAGCGTGCGTCGCGATGGCGTTGTCTTCGATCCGCGGACGGGGTCGACTGCCTGGACCGCGAACCTCTACCTGATCTTTCGGGATTACCTGATCAACAATGACGGTGCTGGCATCTCTGCAGCCTACATCGATGACGCCGACTTCGCCGCAGCTGCGACGCTCGGCGACGAGATACTACCGACCAATGGCGGCGGCACGGTCCGCCGGTATCATGGTCAGCTGTCCTACACGCTTGAAACGGAGCCAGTCGACATCATTGACCGACTGGAGACGGCAACGGATGGCCGTCTGATCCTCAAGCCGAATGGCAAGATCGGCATTCAGCCCGGTAAGTGGGTGGAGCCGACCGTTTCCATCGCAGATGGGCACCTGATCGACTACGAACTGTCGGACTCGAGCGGTCCACTGCGCGAGGCGAATGAGGTCACGGTCAAATACACCAACCCGCTTGCGGCATACTCGGAGGCGACCAGCGATCCGTGGCGGGATGAGGACGCCATCAGCCAGACCGGCCGCGTCCGGGCGATCCCGATCGAGGCTTACGAGATCCAGAACCATCATCACGCGCGTCGTGTCGCGAAGCTGAAGTTCTGCCGCGCCTCTGCGCGCTGGCGTGGGTCGATCATTACGGATCTCTATGGCCTGAAGGCACGCAACGAACGCTTCATCCGTGTGCAGGTTCTGGATCTCGGCATCGATTTTGAAGCGTTCGAAGTGGAGAGCTTCGAGGAAGACGATGACACGATGACGATCAAGATGACGATCGCCAGCCGCACGGCCGCTATGTACGAGCTGCCGAGTGCAGAAGAGGGGACGCCTCCCGTGGTCCCTCCCACCTTCAGTGAAGATGATCTCGATATGCCCACTGGCGTCCTTGTCGTCGGTGGTCAGCGTGTCGTGTCGGGGCAGGGGAAAGTTGCGCTCATAACAGCGACCTGGTCGCCTTATCCGGATCGCGACGACCTCAGTGCAGAAGTGCAGATTTCGCCGGCCGATCAGGACAAGTGGGCGCCGGTTACTGTCGACGACAATCAGACGAGAGCTGAAGCGATCGGGCTTGCCGATGGTCAACTGTACGATGTGCGAATCCGTTGGGTAAAGCCTGGGGGAACGCCGTCGACTTGGGCAATCGTTGAAAATATCCCGGCTATTGCCGATCCGGATAAACCCGCAACGCCACGTCAGCTCAAAGCGCTGCTGGCTGGAGCCACCGTCACCGTGAGCGCGCGGGCAGAGAATGACAATAGTGCGTATCTTTTGTTCAAGCGTGGAACGGCATCGCAGACCTTCGCTCAGGCGACAGATATATCCGGAAACGTCCGTGTGACGGCAAACCAAGTCATTGAGTTCGACGATACGCCCGGACTGGGAACGTGGCGCTACTGGTGCACGTCGAAGAACCCATCGGGCCTGTTGGCAACCACGCCGGCTGGCCCGACTGCAAACGTTGTGGTGACCTAATGCCCTTGACCGATTATCGCGACACGTTGGACGCTGCGGCCGGTGCAAAGGCCATGGCTGTGCAAGCAGAGAAGAATGCCGCGGATGCGAAAGCCGCCGCAAAGGCAGCGCAAGATCTGGCTGCTTCGATCGATACGACGATCAAAGCCGCCGCCCTTGTCTGGGAGTATTACTACACTGCATCTCGTTCCATGCTGGTGTCGCTCGCGCTGACGGGGGACAGGCTGCTCGTCCCTGCTGCCAAGGCGGCCGTCGGCGATCTGGTCTTTATCCATCCAGCAGGTCGACCAACAATCGGCACGGTCACGCTTGGCTTTCTGTTCTTCCAATCAACGGGGTTCGTGAAAGACGCCGGCGTCGTCGACGTGAATTGTGTGTTCCCGTCGATCACCGTCGCCGGACAGCTTTCGCTTCCGCTCCGCCTTCGCGGCTTCCGCCCACCAGCAGCTTAACCAACCGAGCAATCTGAACCTCTCACCCTGCGTCTGGCGGGGCGCTTCCGCATGGAGATATCATGGCAAACGAAATTAGGGACGCGTTCGATGCGGTCTATATTGATGGGTCGGCTTCCCACCCGCTCAAATCGCAGATCCGGGGTTCCGTCGGCGGGGTCATCCAGCAGCAATACGATGTGTTGGCAGCGAAAGTGGCGGACGTCGCAAGCAATGCTGCGGCGGGCTACCATTGGAAAGACGCGGCTCGGGTAGCGTCGCCTACGAGCGTTGCGCCGGCATCTCTGACCCCGGGTGCCGTTATCGATGGAGTGACTCTGGCGACCGGCGACCGTGTGCTGCTCATCGCAAGTTCCAGCCCGTCAGCCAACGGCCTCTACACTGTGAACGCGAGTGGCGCTGCGACAAGGGCCACCGATGCCGACGTGGCTGCTGAGCTCGTCGGTCTGGCGGTCTTCGTGCAGGAAGGGACAGCGAACGGTGGCAAGCAGTTTGTTTGCCAGACGCCGGCGCCAATCACCTTGGGAACCACGAACCTTACGTTCACTGTTCTTAGCGACCAGTCTGCGCTGAACGCCAACCTGGCCGCGCTGCAGGCGGCGGTAGAGCCGGGGCTTGCAAAAACTGTCACAAGTCGCATCGCTGTTCCCTTTGCCGACAAAGATGGGTTCACGGTTGCCGAAATAGGCGATGATGGATCTTATCGTGCCCCGTTCGCCCATCTGCGCGCAAGCGATATTGGAGGGTTCTCGCTGATCGACGACTTCGGCTTTATTGGCTTCCGGATCACCAATGATGGACGGCAGGTTTCTGGTCCATCTGGCTCTTCGTCCTCCTCTGATTATTCCGATGAGGAGATCGCGTCCCGCAATGCGCGCGCGCTCGCCTACAGTGCGCAGCTCAACGGCGACCGCACGAACACGGCGCGTCGTCTTTTGCCCGGCTTCAACCACATCATCGAATACGGCCAGAGCCTGAGCGTCGGTGCTGGCGGCTGGCCACGGCTGACGAAGGCCTCGCTCTACTCCTCGGTCAAGATGCTGGGCGGAAGCGTGCGAGGGCAGGGAGGAGGCGGAACGACGACATTCGTGCCGTTTGCGCCGACCGGCCTGCAGAACCTCGTGGCGACTGTGACGTCAACGACCGATGTCCTGACCGACGCCACGGTGGCGGGAATGGCGCCCGATGCCAACACGCCCGGCGAAACCTTCAGCGTGGCCGCTGTGAACACGTTCAAGCGCCTGTGGAACCAGCTGCGCGGCGTTGTGGACGATACCGATCGGACGATTGTCGTCACGTCCTGCGGTATCGGCGGCAAGACCGTTGCGGAGTTGTCAAAGGGCGCTTCTCCTGAGTTCTTCGCCCGCCTCCCGAGCGCGGCGACGCAAGCCAAGACGGCGGCCGGCAGCAACCCTTACGGGGTGACGGCGATCATCTATGCGCAGGGCGAAGAGGACTATGTCGCAAGCACCGATGGCGAGGTCTACAAGACGCGGACCCGTCAGTTGTATGCCGATATCAAGGCGGACGTGGTGACCGGCGTGGCCGGACAGTCCGAACCGCCCGTGGTGTTCGCGGTGCAGCCGGGCGGCAGCTTCACGCGGGACGACAAGTTCCTGCAGATCGGGAACGCGCATATCGATCTGGCGGAAGATGACCGCAACTGGATTTTGGTTGGCCCTTACTATCCGGTCACCGACAAGGGCGGTCACCTCGACCCGAACGGCTATCGCTGGCTCGGCTGCAAGATCGGTCAGGTCATGCACCGCGTCCTCAATCAGGGGCTCGGATGGAAGCCGCTGCAGCCGATCGGCGTGACCGCAAGGGGCCGGACGGTGCTCATCCAGTACCATGTGCCCAAGCCGCCGCTGCAGTTCCGGACGCCCTATGTCCAGTTCGTAGCAGTCGCCCAGGATCAGCAGGGCTTTCGCGCGACTGACGACACCGGCGACATCACCCTATCGGCCACGATTGCCGGTGACGCCGTGGTCAAGCTGACGCTGTCACGCGAGCCGAACGGCCCCTTGCGCATCTGGTATGCGGACAAGACGACGCACAACGGCAACGGCTCTCTTTGCGACAGCGACGGCTCCGAGGCTTTCTATCCCTACCAGTATGCCAGCGACGACGGCTCCTACCCCGAAGCCAACATTCCTGCATTGGTCGGCTCGCCCTATCCCCTCAACAACTGGTCGGTTGCGTTCTCGCGCATCGCGGTCGTCGATTAAAGGCTTCTCACATGGCAACGGGAACTCAGATCCTCATCAAGAATGCCGCTTTCGAATCCTTCGCCGTGGGTTATGTCCCGCCGGTCGTGGACAATCTCGAAGGCTGGTTCTTCATCAACGAAACGCTCGCCAAGGCAGCACGGAACTGGGCAGGGGAGGACAAGGCCGATGGCGTCTTTGGCGGCGCCCCGGCCACGTCAAGCCGCTTCTTCTCCTTCGACCCCGTCAACCGCGGCGACTATCTCGCCACGGCGATCAATGAGACGGCTGAGATGACCGTGCTTGGCGTCATCCGGTCAACGGACAGCCTCGATGGCACGCTGACAAAGCCGTTCTTCATCACCAACAACAACACGGGTTTCTCTGCAGGAACTCCATCGCGCAAATCGCCTGGCTTCTCGCTCTACGCTGCGAGCGCGACTGCGCTGAGCATGCAGGCCGCGCGCTGGACGGGGAGCGCCACGGCGGTCGAGACGATCGGCATCACGCACAACTTCGCAAACTGGTCGTTCGTCTGCGCGCGCGTAAGCAACGCTCAGAAGAGTGTCTGGTCGCTCAGCTCCAGCCAGCGGGCCGATGCTGCATCTTCAAACCCGCGCGATCCGGCGCTTGCCAAAATGCGCATCGGCGCCGCGCTCAATACGCTGAACAATGGCAAGAGCGATATCGCGTTCGCCTCAATCTACAGCAAGTTCCTGACCGACGCGGAAGTTCAGGCCATCTATGCCCGGGTGCAGTCCTACCTCGCGCCGCGTACGATCTCGATCTGACCACATAAAGCCGGGCAAATTATTGCGCGCTTGACTGCGCCTGTCGGCAGGCGTCGAGCGCCTGAAACCACCAAAGGACATCGTTATGAAGACCACCTTGGATATCCAATCCGAGCTGCAACGCCGTGGCTATTACCAGGGCGACCTGGACAACATCAGAGGCCGCCAGACCATCGCTGCGCTCAAACAGTTCCAGCGCGCCCAGGGCCTGTTCGTCGACGGCGTCGCAGGCACCAAGACGCTCGCAAAGCTCTTCCCGAATGAAGGGGCCGTTGCCAACGACAATTCACCTGACGCAACGCCTTGGCTCGATCTCGCCTACCGCAAAAAAGGCCTGCACGAGAGGATCAACAATGCCGAGCTGCGCGCCTTCCTGAAGTCGGACGGCAAGACGCTCGGCGATCCGGCCAAGCTGCCTTGGTGCGGTGATTTCGTTGAAACCTGCCTCGCGATCGCCATGCCCGACGAGATCCTGCCGGCAAACCCCTACGGCGCCATGAACTGGGCAGCATTTGGCAAGGCGACGAAGCCGAAGAAAGGCGCAATCCTGTCCTTTTGGCGTGGCAGCCCGACCAACTGGCAGGGACATGTCGGTTTCTATGTCGGCGAGGACACCACGCATTTCCATGTGCTCGGCGGCAACCAGTCCGACGCCGTGACCATCTCCCGCATCGAAAAGAAGCGACTGCGCGTCAATGGCGCCCGCTGGCCGCTCACTGCACTTTCAACGGCCGAAGTGGCTGTTGTCAGCGACGGTGCTGACCTCGTCGAAACCACCAACGAAGCCTGAAACTCAAAGGAACGACCATGCTGAAAACCCTGCTGCTGATCGCGGCGGCGTGCCTCGTGCTGCCCGCTTGCCAGGCTATCCAGATCGACGCCGCGATCGAGAAGAACCTGCCGAAGGTCTGCTCGGCCGCTGCGACTGCGCATTCCGCGTTCGTCGTCGTTGCCGCGACTGGAAACCTCAAGGCCAAGACCATCGCGAAGGAAGCTGTCGCGTGGCGCGCGCTGGAGGTCGTCTGCGCTGACCCGCAGGGCGTCACCGCCGCAAATGCGCTGGTCAAGGCTGCCGAAGCCTATGCCGTCATCACAATCGCCCTCCGTGAAGCCAAGGAAGCCTGACCATGAACATCACCAACTATCTCCCCATGATCCTCCGCTATGCCCTCGTCTCGCTGGCCACGCTCCTCGCAACCCGCGGCTGGATCGACGGCGACCAGAACGCGATCATCAGCCAGAACCTCGACGCCATCGTCGGTGCGCTGATTGCGCTGTGGACGGTCGCGTGGGCCATCTACAAACGTCCGTCGCAGAAGGCGCTCGATGCGGCGAAAGAGATCGACAAGCAGTTGCCGAAGGATGCGCCGGTTGTGATCAAGACGCCCGGCGCGCAGCCCGACATCATCGTGTCGGGCGACAAGTCCTGACGCGGAGGCAACGTGAATGCCGCACAGGACCGACACGACACCGGACGCAGACCGCTCCTATGAAAACGCTCTCCAGGCTCAGCTTGGGGAGCGTGTCACCAACCTCGGCCGGCGGCAAACCGACTTGGAAACGGAGATGCGATCCGGCTTCAAGCAGATGGAAAGTGCTGTCTCCTCGCTTGCAAACGAGACGCGCAATTCGATCGCATCACTTTCCTCGAACATCGCCGAACGAAACAAGCCGCAATGGCAGGCGATCGCCGTTGCTCTGTCCTTCTGCACGATCGTCGGCGGGCTGGTCTACTGGCCCATCAAGGATGACACAGGAAGCGTGAAAGCTTCGATCCTGCTGATCACTGAAAGAATGGTAACGCAAAAGGAAATGGAGTGGCGCACGGCGCGCGGCGTCGAGGACCGATCCCGTATTGAGGCCGCGGTGAAAGACATCCGCGACGGACTCGTCCCCCGCGCCGAACACGAACGCGTGTGGCAATCCCAAGATCAGCAGATGGCGCAGATCCAGAAACAGATTGACGAGCTGAAGGCTGGCCAGGCGTCCACCTACAGCGCCCGCGACGTGATCCTCGACCTTCGGGAGCGTCTCGATCGCGTCGAGCAGTCCCGCAACGCCTTCGCCCGACCAGGACAATAGGAGCAAACATGAGCTTCATGAACAATCGCAAGGTCGCGAGCTACATCGGCGCGGGCGTTGCAGATCCGATCGGCTGGACGCGCATTGCGCCTGGCGTCGCTGCGCCGGCCGGTCAGGTCTACGTGACCGATGGCGGCACGCCGCTGCGCTACCAGATCACTGCCGCCGGCGCTTACGTCACCAAAGCTGCCTGACACCCTCTCAACATCAAAGGATCATCACATGGCTACACGCACGCAGCGTGCTCGACAGATCGCGAGCTATGTCGGCGCCGGCATCATTCCAGGGCAGGGCGGTGGGGCTTTGCCGGGCCAGCGTCTACCCCCGAGCGGATTTACGCTTAACGTGCCCTTCGCTGTCACTGATGCGGGCGCCTCCTTCACGACCGACTACGACATTCAGGCAGCAAAGCCTGCCTACACCAATACGATCTACGTCGGCAGCGCCGGGAACGACAACAACAGCGGCTTGGGCTCTGGACTTAAGCTCCGATCGCTCAAGCGGGCCGTTCAAAAGGCCGGCGCTTTGGCAGCTGGTGCGACGCGCATTTTGCCCGACCCCGGCTATTACCGCTATTCTGACGTGGTCAGCGGTATCCAAGCCGCATGGGGTGGTCAGCCGCAGACATGCGATCTCGTGATTGAGAGCGCTGTTCCGGGTCAAAAGGTCATTTCGATCTGCGATCAGATCATGCCCGCGTTCGTGGCTACGGCAGCAGATCCGACGGTCTACGTCTCGACCTATACAACAGAAACGCCTGCGCCTGCCGCTTTCGATCTAGCGAATATGGGCGTTCAAGTGGATGGGGTTAGCCGACCCAAGGAACTGACCCGCGCTTTTCCTGCCGCCACTGATGAAGCAACCATCGTAGCGGCCATCAATACCCAAGCCACGAAGTACGGCAAAGGTGGCCTTTACCTCGATGCGACGAACAAGAAGCTCTACGTCAAGCTGATCGGCAATCGCGCGCCAGATGCAAACCTCGTCGTTACCTCAACGGGCGGCAACGCAAACTTTTGGCTGAACAACACAACCACGTCGTACAAGACATGGATGCGTGACTGCGAGTTCTGGGGCTGCAGTGGCGGCGTGCGCCTCACGAGCAGTACCACGGTCAACCATGCTCTGTTGGCTGTCGATTGCTTTACTGGTTACACAGGCAGCTCTCACGGGTGGTTCACGTCGGGCGGTCCAACCTCCATGATTTTGCAGCGTTGCGGCGCCTATGCCATTGCGGCGGACGGCTTCAACTACAACGCCGGCGCAGGTTTGGCACTGTCGACCACGTTCTTCGAAATCGATTGCTGGTCGGATCGTGTCGGACAGAACGCGGCAGAGAGCACGGACGCCTCGAACAACGGCTCCAGCGCGCACACGTTCTGCCGGGGCGTTCGCGTCAATGGCAAGCATACGAACGGAACGAACAGGGCCATTCACGACATCCAGGACAGTCAGTCGTGGAACCTCGGCGTTACCGCCGGGCCGTCGCGCATGCCTGTTGGAAGTGGTGAAGCACGCGCCGGGTTTGCCTGCGGTCTCCTGACCTTCACCGGCGGGGCAAAGATGTGGCTCGATCGCTGCATCACCACGGGCATGGACAGGGATCTAGAGGCATATGCGGGCGGCACCCTTTACGCCGCGCCGAACTGTGTTCTGGCCGCCGGTCAGAATGCCGCTCCGGACGGCACGATCGGGAGCTATGCGCCATGACCGACATCACCCTGGATCCATCAAAAGGCCAGACGCTCGAAAAGTGGGCCAAGGCAATTCCCTCCGATGCGGGGATTGTCCGCCTTGCGCCCGGAGAGCACGGGCGTCCGCTATTTACCGGCCGCTTGAAGCAGACGGTGCAGATCGTTGGCCCGGCTTCTGGGCCACCGGCCATCGTGCGTGCAGCGACGTTCCGAGATACCGCTCGGTGGCTGTTTCGGCGCATACTGTTCCAAGCGGCCGGCGTTGTCGGCCCGAACAACTTCCAAGCGGTTGTGGATACCGACACGCTCTCGTCGGACCTCACATTCGGATCGACTAGCAAGGCCTATGGCTGCGCCTTCAAAGCTTGCGACGATATCGGCGTTCTGTCGGTAGCGGACAGGCTGGCACTACCGCACACATTGGTCAGGCTCCGAGGCCGCAATATGGTCGTGGCGTTCTCACGCCTGCATGACTGCCGCAACGCGATCGCTCTTCTTGGCCCGAACTGCCGAGCAGAAGACAACATCATAGAGCGGTTTACCGTTGATGGCATAGACATGGGCGGCTCGGGTCAGAGGGTGCTGAGGAACCTTATCCGCGACGGGCGACACTTCCCTGAAGAGCTGCTGCATGCAGATGCCATCCAGCACCTCGACGTAGCGGCCAACGACAGCATCGTCGCCGACAATATCATCGAGCCGAGCCCGTTCGCGGATTACCTCCAAGGGATCACGGGATTCGATGGGCATTGGTCGGGCGTGCAGGTTCTCCGAAACAAGGTCGCGCCCTGCAACGCGTATCACGGGATCACCCTCATGGGCGCGGATGGCGTCACCATCGAGGACAACACCGTCACGCACGACGGTAGCAAGGTTGTCCCCTGGATACAGGTGACAGCGTCAAAGGATGGTCGCGCTTCAACGGCAGTCACATGCCGGGGGAATACGGCTCCTCGAATGCTGATCGACCGGCCGGCGTCGCTGTCGGCCAACACGCTAGCCTGACCCGGCTGTCCTATAAATAGCGTGTAGCCTTCTTTAAAGGGCAGTGCTAAGGCCGGCTAATGAACCGGGGGGCATCAATGTCGAGGAAGAAGGCTGAGCTTTACAATCATGGCTTGAAGGTCGGTGCGCTGGTCTGGGGGGTGATCGCTGAAGGTAGTTACGAAGTTGGTAGAGCTACAGTGCATGTCTCCTATCCAGTGGCGATCGAATTAGCTGGAAGAGATAAACTGCGACTGCCATCTGAATTTTGTACAGTCTTTTCTGTTCGATGGACGGATCACGTTGATCACAATCGTTATGATGGCTCCCTAACCCTCAAAGGCTTAAGTTATATCAATCGTTTGATAAACGATTTTAAACTTGGAAGCATTGGGCACCTTTATTCGCTAAAGCTCAGGACAATCGGCTTAGGCGACGCCGTCTTTTGGTGTCCCGTAGACGAGCACGATAATCCTGACGGAGGCTACAACGTTAGGATGTCCAATCCCGACTGGATGTCGGCGGGCGACAGTGAACTATTTTGGTTTACGAGAAAGTCTTTCGCTGAAGAGGATATTCGCGTAGCGAGACGATTTGCCAAGTGTTTCGAGCTAATCGAGCTAGGCTATTACTCAGAAGTTGTCGTCCTGTCCCACTCGATTCTTGATGATGTTGTTCAGGAAATGCTCAAACATCAGATGAAAGAGAAGGGGTTGGACGACGTTTCAGCGGATGTCGTCATCCGTGGCATCAAGGAGCAGCGAATTAAAATTTTTCTTTCGGCATTGCTAGAGCTGGTTTCAGGGCATTCGCTTGAGAAACTTTGGAGTGACGGTAACGATGCACTTGCCTGGCTCAATACCACACGGAACAAAATTGCCCACAACGGGCTCTCTGCAGGACGATCCGAGGCAGGTTTGGCCAACTTCGTTTCGCTTAAGATAATAGGTAGCCTCGCGCATGCCGGACTGGTCGGGCATCGCTTTCCGAAGTCGATGCTGCGCACAGCTGCGGGCGAACCGGCCAATCACGCCTCGGGTCTTCCGGCTTGGGCGTTAGCCGACGAGCCGGCGATGCGCCAGGATCCTGTGTTCGGTATAGCCTTCCTTTGAAGCGGTACATATCAACTGTTGGAGACCCTTGTAGAGGTGGCTCTAACTCTTATTCCGCCGTGCCCGTCACCCCATCATCATCTGGTGGGGATTCACGCCCTCGTTGTGGCGTGCTATCCTGTACAGGCGGCGCGACCTGAGCCACCCCGCGCGTTATGTTCTGCGGGGTGGAAATCGTCAGGCGTCGGCGCCCTGCTTGAGTGGTTCAGCGTCGAGCTCGGTCTCGCTTGGATCATCTTCGGGGTCCGGATCCTGCTCGTAAGCGATGGCCTTGTTCTTCGCCACGCTCTCCAACGCCTTGATGACCGTGCGAGTGCTCCAGCCAGCTTGGACAGCGATGTCGATCAGCTCCTGCATTGGCAGGTCTAAGGCTTCCTCGCATTCGATGCTGTAGTCGAAATGGCTCTTCGGGTGCTTCGGTGAAAAGACGTGCATGGCTCTACTCCCTATTGGGAGCAGGAACTGCGCGGCGCCTGAGTCGTTCCCGTCGCCTCCGAGACGCGTCATGACCTGGTGCGCCAGATCCCAATATTCCTCGCACATCTGCGTGGCATGACGCGCCGTCTCAACCCATCCCGTGTTCGGCGTCGGCGGCCGGCCACCATGTGTCCTCGGATATCCGCCGGACCACTGCCATCTGCCCTTGGTCGGCCCGTTCGTCTCTTTCCGGATCCTGCCGACATAGCCGTCGCCGTCGAACCCCTGCCAGTCCAGATCGGTCGGCGGGTCGTTCTCGTCGAGCTGTGTGCGCTTCCATGCGTATTTGGGCTGGTAGGGCTCGGTCATAGGCGAATTGCGATGATCACCAGCAGCACCATGATCACATAGGCCGCATTCCTCAAATGCCGCATGAACCGGTTAGCGCGTCCAAGCCGACACGCAATCAGCCGCATGTACGCGCGCTCGGTCAGATCATACCCCGGCTCGCCGAAGTGCTCGTTCTCGAGCCGCAGCTTTTCTTGCTGCTCGTGCTCTTTGATCAATCCCTCTCCTGTCACTTTCTCCGTCATCTCATGCACCCTTTTCGCCGGTGACGGACTGCCGATAGACCTCAAAGCCGCACTCTTCGACATATCCACGAACATGTGCCGCCAGCGTCGGGTGGTAGAGGTCGACGTTGACCACCAGGCCCGTCAATGCTCGCAGCTCTGCCTCCCATGTGCCTTTGTGGATTATCCAGGTCTGCAGCGCATCCTCGCCGAAGCCAGCGCCGATCGCCACATCGAGATCGCTGTCAGCCCGCGCCGTGCCTCGCACTCGGCTCCCGAACAGCTGAACGCTGGTGATCAACGGGTTTTGTGCCGCCCATGCCCTGATATCGGCGAGCTGTTTGTCCGTGATGTTCATTATCGCCTCATTCAGATATGGTGCGTCAGCCCCGACGTGGAAAGGCCCGCTGGATGCGGGCCTTTCTGCCTTCGAAGGAATGGATCGCGCGATCAGTTGCAGGATTTGCTTTTCAGCGATGCCTCAATGGCGTTGATCTTACCCTTTGAAACAGCAACCTGTCCTTCCTTATCTCCACCGAACGTGCTGGAAGCAGGAACGCCAATCAGGAACACACCAAGAGCATCGCCGGTTGCAGCGCTGTTCTGCTGCTTGGACAATGCAGCAAGTGTCGTCCGCTCTCTTGAGAGTTCAGACGCAAGCGATTGGCAGCTCTTTCCGGAGTATGCCGCCAGTGGTATATCCACCGGAACGATGGCATCCGGTCGTTTGGCGCAGCTTGCGAGTGCCATCATCATTGCGATGGCGACCAGTTGGAGTTTCATTGAGTTTCCCTCTAATTGATCTGGCCCCCATGCCAGTACTCGCAACCTGCCATTGTCTATGTCGCAGTCAAGAGCGGCAACGTCACATATCCCCATTGTACTGATGGCCATTGAACCTATCCGCAATTAGGCGCCCGGCGTTCGTCCGTGGGTGCACATACGTTTCCAGAAAGATCGACGAGCTTTTCCAGTCGCCGGCGGCCATGGCGGTCCGGATGTCGGCGCCGGCGTCCATGGCGTTCGTGGCGAAAGCATGCCGCCCGCAGACGTGGCTGGATTTGTAGCTGATGCCGGCCCGCCCGCAGACGGCCTTGATGCGCTCGTTGACGCTGTGCCTGTTGGTAAAGCGGAACACGCGGTCATGTTCGCTGTTCGCAGCCTTAAGCTTCATCAGGCGGTCCATCAGCTCGTCGGTCAAATGACGCAACGAGTTCGCCCCGGTCTTGGTCTTCAAGAGCAGTGCGGTCCGTGTGGTGAAGTCCACCTGAGGCCAGCGCAGCGCGACTGCCTCGCTTACGCGGGCTCCGGTCTGCGACATAAACAGCACGCAGGCGGCCATGTGGTCGAGGCGTCCATCTTTCTCGCACTGACGGATGAATGTGTGCAGCCAGACATGGGACGCCGGCATGACGCGCCTTACCTGCTCCTCTTTGAAGCGGCGAATACGGATGATGTTGCACCATCCCCGTTCATAAGCATGCATGATGACGGCCCGCGCCGGCGCGATCGCCTGCCTGTTGCGCGTCGATCCCTTGTGAGTGGGATAGAGATCCTCGGCCATCTTTCGAACGTCGAATGGAAAGATTGAGGCCAGCGAGCGGCCTTCGAAGTAGTCAAGGATGCGTGGCAGGTAGCGCCCGCATCCACCGTTCTGCATGTAGCTGGCGGCGGCCTCGGCAAAGGTAATCGCTTGCGGCTGGATTTCGTTTCGGATGGGGAAGACGTTCGGCCGGTAGACGTTGCTCGTCTCGTGAATCGTCGATAGTTTGGCGTAAGCCATCGGACACCTCTAGCGTGTTGGACTGGTGAGAGCCCGCGGAGATCCTGGCAGATCTCGGCGGGCTCGTTACAATCTACAGCGTGCCGATGGGCTGAAAAGAGTACCGGAAAAGTTGTTTCCGGCACGGTTAACGCAGGCGGGGCGATAGCTCATTGCAGCGACATCGAGTGAAACGCCGCCTTGAAAAGCTTCACAGTTCTCGAAGCTTCCCAAGCTGAATACGAGGGTTCGATTCCCTTCACCCGCTCCAGCCAACCCACGATATCCGCGTTGCTTTTCTGGCTGTCCTCCGTCTGACCGAGGTCGGCAGCAACGCGTCCAATGCTTCCCCCTTTGCCGAGCCTGACGATCATTTCGACACAACAGGCTTGCACCGATCCAAGGTCTGAGCCGCTGTTGTGACACGCAAGCGTGCCACAATACAGCGGATGTCGCGTAAAAACGCGGTCGAATTCACAGAGCCGATGAACGGCGCGTATCTGCCGACTATAAATGGCGAACGCCTTGGGCAAGCTCCTCCGTTTATCTGACCACGGAGAGCGTTCTACACACGTGCCACGAAAGGCCAGGAACTCGATGGACAAGGCGACATTGGAAAATCCGGAATTCATGCAGTTCCTTCTTCTGGTCTACGATCATGCTCTTGCAAATCCGCGGGGCGACGCCTTTGATCTGGACAAGGTTGCAAAACTATCTGCCGCTGTTTCGTCCTCGCAATATCTCTATTCGCACATGCTGGGCGCCAAGCGTTTCGAGACCTCCGGCGACGTTCTCGACTATGCGGTCTCCTGTGCGACCGTCCAAGGTCTCTCGCTCGAGTTCGGCGTCTTCTCCGGACGCTCGATCAACCGGACCGCCGCAGCCCGCCCGTCCGACACGATCTACGGATTCGACAGTTTCGAGGGATTGCCGGAAAGCTGGCGCGACGGATACGACAAAAGCGCGTTTGCCCGGGACGATCTTCCGGCGGTGGCGGACAATGTCGAACTGGTCGTCGGCTGGTTCGATCGGACGCTGCCCAGCTTTCTGGATTCACATCCCGGTCCGGTATCGTTCCTGCACGTCGACTGCGATCTCTACAGCTCGACCCAGACGGTCCTGACACAGTTGCGCGAACGTCTCGTTCCCGGAACCATCATCCTCTTCGATGAGTACTTCAACTATCCGGGCTGGGAGATGCACGAGTTCAAGGCTTTTCGCGAATTCGTGGAAAGCACCGGCCTGCAGTATGAATACATCGCTCTGCATCCCAAGCACCAGCAGGTCGCCGTCCGGGTAACGGGCATCTACAACCGCCGACACCATATCTGA